ATGCGGGTGCGGGGTCCTTGGTAGGGGGGTACCGTAGCGCGGAGCTTGCGCCTGCTCGTTGCACGTCTAGCTGCAAAGAATTTTGGAGGTTACCGGAATGAGATTGAACCCTGATACCACCGCCGGCGAGAAGGTCATTGCGGCCTTCATGATTGTGATCCTGTCGCCGCTCGCGGTGGCGGAAATGATCCTGGTGACGTTGCTTGGCGCCGTGCGGGGCGCCGCTGGTGCCATTGATCGGTGGGGTGAGAACTTATCTGAGATATGGCGCTGATGCCCAGCCCCGCCGCATGGCTGCACGCTGCTGAATTCGCCGGGATGTGCGCCCTGTTCGGCGTCTGGTGGACGGTGAAATGAGCGAACTGCTCTCGAACCGCGCGGCGGCCCAGCTGGTCGGCTGCTCGCATGTGGCCATCGGCAAGGCCATCAAGACAGGCCATCTTATGGCGCTCCCAGGCGGCGGCATCGACCGGGCCGAACTCGAACGGTGGAACGCCGGGCGGCGTGGGGCGCGGGGCGGAAACCCTGCGCCGGTTTCCGAAAAGGTTTCCGTGCACCGGCAGGCTACCGCCCAACTGGCCCAGGTGGCGAAAGCCATGGCGGATGTAGGGGAAGGGGTGGACGCGGAAGAGGTGCGGGCCACCCTGAACGCTCAGGGCATTTTCTTGACCCGCCAGGAAGCCGAGCTATGGCGGGACAGCTTTGTCGCCCGGTCCAAGCAGCTGGCATATGAGCGCGAGGCCGCCAAGGTCATCGAGGTGGAGCACGTCGCCAAGATCGTCAGCGAGAGCCTGGCGCGCGTGCGGACCCGGCTGATGGCGATCCCCGCCGAGCAGGCGCCACGCCTGCACCGCCTTAAGACCGTGAATGCCCTGCAGGATGCCCTGCTCGAATGCATTACCGAGGCGCTTAAGGAGCTTGTGGCAGAGGACGCCATTGCCGTTTGATACCGCCTATCCGACCGGCCTGGATAACCTGCAGCGGGCTTTGCGCAAGGCGATCGCTGAGAACCTGCGCCCGCCGCCCAAGCTGACCCTTTCGCAATGGTCGGCCGAATATGCGGTGCTGTCCAAGGAAACCAGCGCGCAGACCGGAAAATTCCGCGCCTATGGCTACCAGCCCGGCATTGAGGACGCCATTACGGACCCTGCGACCGATATTGTGTCGGTCATGAAGGGCGCGCGCGTCGGCTTCACGAAGATACTGGACAACGCGGTCGGCTATTACATCCACCAGGACCCCAGCCCCATGCTGGTGGTGCAGCCGCGCGTGGAGGATGCCGAGGACTACAGCAAAACCGAAATCGATCCGATGATCCGCGACACGCCGGTGTTGGCGGCGCTCGCCGGCGACCCCAAGGCCAAGGACAGTAACCGGACGATCCGCAAGAAGACATTCACCAGCGGCGCATCCATCGCCTTCGTGGGGGCGAACAGCCCGGGCGGCTTCCGCCGCATCACCGTGCGTGTGGTGCTGCTGGACGAGGTTGACGGCTACCCAAAGGGCGGCGCCGGCGACGAAGGCGACCAGGTGAAGCTGGCGCGCAAGCGCTCCGAGACATTTTGGAACCGCAAGCTTGTCGCCGGATCGACCCCGACGCTGAAAGGTGTCAGCCGCATTGAGAAGATGTACGAGGAAGGGGACTGCCGGAAATTTTACGTCCCGTGCCCGCATTGTGGCGAGTTTCAAACCCTGGAGTGGGGCGGCAAGGATAAGCCGTTCGGCATCAAGTGGCCGAAGGATGAGAAGGGCAACCACAAGCCGGAAGAGGCGTATTACGTCTGCCGCGAAAATGGCTGCATCATCGATGAGGCCGACAAGCCGGATATGATCGATGCTGGCGAATGGCGCGCGTCGAAGCCGTTCAAGGGTCATGCCTCGTTTCACATTTGGGCCGGATACTCGCTGCACGTCAACGCCTCATGGGGGATATTGGCGGCCGAATGGCTTGAAGTGAAGGATGATCCGCTCGGCCGCCAGACATTCGTCAACCTGGTGCTTGGCCTGCCGTTCGAAGACGCGGGGCATAAAGCCCTGAGTGAAAATGCGCTGGCGGCCAGGACCGAGATTTTCCCGGCCGAGGTCCCGGACGGTGTGGCGGTGGTGACGTTCGGTGCCGACATGCAGGACGATCGCGCGGAAATCGAGTTCATCGGCTGGGGCCGGAACGAAGAAAGCTGGTCGATCGATCATGTGGTGGTCGAGGGCGACCCCGAGACGCCGGACTTTTGGGAGCGCGTGGACGCCGCGACCATGCGCGTTTACCGCCGGGCGGACGGCCGCCCGTTCAGCGCCATAGCGGGCTGCTTTGACTCTGGCGGCCACCACACGCAGAAGGTCTACGACTTTTGCAAGGCGCGCCTCGGCCGCAAGATTTGGGCGATCAAGGGCGAGAGCGCCACGGGCGGCGCGCGCTCGCCCGTCTGGCCGACCAAGCGCCCGAGCGCCAGGAACAAGAAATCCTTCCGGCCCGTCATCCTCGGCGTGAATGCAGCGAAAGACGTGATCCGCGCGCGCCTGCACATTCCCCTGCCCGAAGGCTATAGCGGCGAGCCCATCCCAGGCTTCATGCACTTCCCGGCCGACCGCGACGTGAATTATTTCGCGCAGCTGGTGTCCGAACGATCGGTGGTCAAATCCGTGAACGGCCAGCGCTTCCGCGTTTGGGAACTCCGGCCCGGCCGCGCGAACGAGGCGCTTGACTGCCGTGTCTATGGCTATGCCGCGCTGTGCGGCCTGATGCATTTCGGCCTCAAGCTAAACCGCTGGGCGGATGGCGTTGCCGAAATTTACGTGCCGGACCCGAACGAGCCTGTTGCTTCACAGCCGAGCCAGGTTGTTCAAGATGGACAGACACAGGCTAAGCCAGAGGGACAGCAACATGCGCGAGGGTCCGTAACGCCGCGAAAGAGATTTAAGCTTGCTGGCCGCTTGGCCGGCGCATAGCTCGGCGCCCATGGAAGGGGAGTAATATTGCGACGGGTCCGTGGACCTGTCCAACGCTGGGACCAATTCTAAACTAGCGCCGTGAGGCGCCATGTCCCTTAGATGGAGCGAGTATGAGCGGCAGACTGCGGGGCGGTTATAACCCCGCCACCAGCATTTTCGCCGGCATGACCCAGGAGCAGCTGCAGACCGCACTGACCAACGCGCAGCAGGTATATCTGCAGCTGCAGAGCGGCGCGAAAGCTGTCACGCTTTCGTACACGCAGGGCGACGGCACGAAGTCCGTCACCTATCAGCAGGCCTCCACTGGCGGCCTGGTGCAGCTGATCAAGCAGCTGCAGGCGCAGCTTGGCATCGTGAACCAGCCGCGCCACGGCATCGGGTTCCGCTTCTGATGGCGCCGACCATTACCTTTTACGATCGCGACGGAAAGCCGATGGCAGCGCCGGCGCAGCGCGGGCTGGCGGGGGGGCGCCCGACGCCGGCCGCGCTGACTGACGGTGGCCGTTGGGGCGTGATGGCCTACGATGCCGCCGACGTGTACGGGCCGCATATGGCCGACTGGCGGCCTATGAATTGGTCCGCCGACGCCTCGCTTAACCCGGTGCGCGACCGCATTTCGGCGCGCTCCCGCGACATCGAGCGCAACGACGGCTGGGCGAAGTCCGGTGCGACCAGCATCCTGGACACGGTTGTCGGCGCGTCCCTGCGCCCGATCTTCAAGCCGAACTACATTGCGCTGGCATTCTACACGGGCAACAGCAAGTTCGATGCGTCCTGGGCGGCCGAGTACAGCCAGGCGCTTAACGCCTGCTATGAACCTTGGGCCAACGATATCGGCCATTGGAATGACGCGCAGCGCAAGCTGACCCTCACGCAGCAATTCTGGTTGGCACTGCGGCACAAGCTGATTGACGGCGATGCCTTGGGCAAGATGCTCTACCGTCCCGAGAAGATCGGGTCCGGCCGCGCGCGGTATGCGACTGCCCTGCAGCTGATCGACCCCGACCGACTGAGTAACCCGCAGATGGTGTTCGACAGCTTCAACTGCCGTGGCGGCGTGCAGATCGACCCCGAGGGCGCGCCGGTCGGCTATCACATCCGCCGAGCGCATCTCGGTGACTGGTTTGCCGCCGCGAAGTCCATGGAATGGGATTACGTGCCGGCAGAAACGTCGTGGGGCCGACCGATCATTGTCCATGATTACGATCACGATCTTGCGTCCCAGCACCGCGGGGGCGCCGGCATTTTTACGGCCGTGATGCAGCGCCTTAAGATGCTGATCAAATATGACGGCACCGAACTCGATGCCGCCATCATCAATGCGATCTTCGCCGCCTATGTGAAGTCCCCGTATGACCCGGAGATGGTCGAGGCGGCCTTGTCCGAAGGGCCGAACCGCGACGGCCTGGGCGTCTATCAGGACATGCGTGCCGAGTTTTGGGATGGCAAGCGCATGGACATCGGCGGGGCGCGCATGACGCATCTTGCCCCGGGCGAGGAACTTGGCACCGTGCAGAGCTCGCGGCCATCCTCCAATTTCGAGCCGTTCGAGGCCACCATCCTGCGCCATGTCGCCGCCGGCGTCCCGGGCGTGACCTATGAGAGCCTGACGGGCGACTATTCCCGGACCAACTATTCCAGCTTTCGCGGCGCCGCCAATGAGGCGCGCAAGTCGCTCGATCGCCGCGCCGCCAGCTTCTATGGTGGGTTCGCCAACCCTGTCGTCGGCTGTTTTGTCGAGGAAGTCCACGACGTCGAGGACCTGCCCATGCCAGGCGGCGAGGTGATAGACTTCGCAGACGGCCGCTCGATGTATGCGCGTTGCCACTGGATCGGCCCGGGTGCCGGCTATGTGGACGAGGTGCAGGAGAAACAGGGCGCGCTGCTCGGCCTGGGCGGCGCAATGTCCACCCTGGAAATTGAGTGCGCCCGGCAGGGCTTGAATTATCGCGAGGTGGTTCATCAGCGCTCGATTGAATTGAAGGAGCTCAAGGACGCCGGCATCGACACCATGCCGACCTGGGCCATTCCGCAACCAGGAAAGGAGGCCGGGGACAAGCCCCCCGCGCCGGGTTCAGGACGATGAAAAACCATCAGGCCATCGCTAAATTCTTCAATAAGCCGCTGGCGCTGCATCATACTGCGCTGGATGCCATGCTGACCGCGCTGCAGACGCCCGAGGCGTTCTTCGCGTCGGATTACGACGACAGTCGGTATCGACAATATGGCTTGATCAATGGCGTGGCCATCATCCCCATTCAGGGCGTGCTGTCGAAGTCGCCGGACTGGTGGTGCCAGGGCACCGGGTATGATTGGATACGCGAGGGTTTCGACTGCGCTCTGCAGGACCCGGACGTCAAGGCTATTGTGTTCGATGTGAACAGCCCGGGCGGCACGGTCGAAGGATGCTTCGACCTGGCAGACCATATCTACGCAGCGCGCGGCGCCAAGCCGATCTGGTCCATCCTCTGCGAGTCCGCCTATTCGGCTGCATATGCCCTGGCGTCCTGCGCCGACCGCATGACCGTGCCGCGCACCGGTGGTGCCGGATCGATCGGCGTGGTTTCGTGCCATGTCGATTTGTCGAAGATGCTGGCCAACGCCGGCGTGAAGGTCACCTATATTCAGTACGGTGACCGAAAAACGGATGGCGCTGCAGAAAAACCGCTTTCGGAAGAAGCTTTGGCTTGCTTTCAATCGGACGTGGATGCGATGGGCGAATTGTTCGTTCAGACTGTTGCCCGAAATCGTGGCATCGGCGCCGAAACGATAATGAAAACCGAGGCCGCATGTTTCATGGGGCAGGCCAGCGTGGAGCTGGGTCTTTGTGATGAAGTTTTGGCGCCAGACGCCGCATTTTCCGCCTTGCTCGAAAAGCTTGGCTAGACCGGAGAGAAAAACGTGACCGTACGCACCACCGCCCTTCGCAGTTTCGCCCATCTGGTCGGCATCGGCCGCCAGCCCGCCCCCGCCGCGGCGCGCGCGGAAGAAGAGGATGACGATCGCAAGAAGCGCGACGACGAAACCGACGACGAACACGCCGCCCGCCTCGCCAAGATGGATGAGGATGAGAAAGAGCAAAAAGAGAAGGAAGCCAAGGCCGCGGCCAAGAGGCGTGCGAAGGCCGAAGGCGAGGGCGATGATGAGTCCGACGAAGAAGACGAGAAGGATGAAGACGCCAAGGCTGTTCGCATGCGCGAGCGCGGCCGGTGTGCCGCCATCTTCGCCGATCCCGCCGCCGCGAAAAATCCCGCGCTGGCCGCGCATCTGGCGTTCAACACGAACCAGAACCGCAGCGAAGCGATCGGCTCCCTGCGAGCCAGCGTTCCGGCCGACCCCGCGCCCGCGCCGAAGCGCTCGCGCCTGGATCGCGATATGTCCCGTGTGCCCGTGCCCGACGTCCCGACCGGCGCACCGGCCGCGCCTGGTGCCGGCACGGCGAAGGGGCTGGCCGCAGGCATGCTCGCTCTCGCCGGAATGGCCCCCAAGTAACGCCGGCCTCGCCTATCCCCTTTTTGCAGGGCCGTGATGGCGCTGCGTCCCTGAGATGGAGTTTTTTTCATGAGCTTTGTTCCCGGCACTGAAAACCCGCAGGTCCCGAGTGCGGTTTCCGAGATTTTCCAGCCCGATCAGCTGATCGCTGGCCGCTACCCGCTGGTGAGCGCCGAAAAGGTGCAGCTCACGGGTAGCGCTGCCCTGCCGCGCGGCGCCGTGCTGGGGCAGGCCACCCTGCCGACCGGCACCGCCACGGCCAACGCCGGAAACACCGGCAACGGCACCGTGACCGCCATCTCACTCGGCGAATTCGCGGGCCTCGGCACCTATACGATTGCCATGCTGACGGCGACCACGTTTTCTGTCACGGCGCCGAATGGCGATCCGCTCGGCAATGGCGTGGCCGGAACGCAGTTCAATAACCAGATTTCGTTCATGCTGGCCGCCGGCGGGACCGCGTTCATTGCCGGCGATGGCTTCACCATCACCGGCGAAGCTGGCTCGGGCGTGTTCAAGCTGTCCGTGGCCTCGGCCAACGACGGCAGCCAGACCCCCTGCGCGATCCTGGCGGACTATACCGATCCGACGTCCGGCGGCGTGAATGTCCCCGGGACCGTGATGGCAGGTATCTATTACGCCGGCGAGTTCAACGCCAACGCGCTGACCTACGATGCGTCCTGGAATACGGCCACGCTGGCGCCGAAGCTGCGTGCCTTCAACATCTACCTGAAGAACTCGGTTTCCGCCGCGCCGGTCACCGCGAGCGTCTAAGACCAGACCAAAACCAGCCGCGCCGTGAGGCGCTGCATTCCCTTCGATGGAGAATTAAGCAGTGGATATTTTTGACACGAATGTTTTGGTGCAGGTGGTGCCGAACCTCCTGACGTCCCAAAACTGGCTTCTGGACAACTTCTTCCCGAACATCGTCACCGCGGACAGCGAATTCGTGTCCATTGACGTCGATGTCGGCAAGCGCCGTATGTCCCCGTTCGTCTCGCCGCTGGTCGAAGGGCGTCTGGTCGAGCAGCGCCAGTATCAGACCAACACCTTCAAGCCGGCCTACATCAAGGACAAGCGCGCCCCGGACCTGCGCAAGCCCGTGCGGCGCCAGATCGGCGAGCGCATCGGCGGCGAACTCACCGGCGCCGAGCGCATGCAGGCGAACCTGGTATTCGAGATGGCTGACCAGGTGGACATGCTCAACCGCCGCCTGGAGTGGATGGCGGCCCAGGCTTTGCAGTTCGGTAGCGTGACGATTTCCGGCGACGGCTATCCCACGCAGGTTGTGAATTTCAACCGCGATCCGTCCCTGACGGTGGCCCTGACCGGCACCGCGAAATGGGATAGCGGCAACGTGGCGGCGACCCCGGGCAACAACATCAACGACTGGGCCACGCAGATTTTGCTGCTGTCCGGCTCGGTTGCCACGGACATCATCTTTTCGCCGACCGCCTTCAATTATTTCAAGGTGGACCCGACTGTCCGCGATGCGATCGTGCTGGACACGAACCGCTTCAATGGCGGAAACGGCATGACCGCCTCTGTCAACCTGGGCGCCCAGGTGAAGAAGGGCGCGATCTACAAGGGCAATTGGGGCGATTTCCGCCTCTGGATTTACAACGACTGGTACGTGGACGACAATAACGTCCAGCAGCGTATGCTGCCCGATGGCGGCGTGGTGCTGACCAGTGCCGAACTCATGGGCACGCGCGCCTTCGGGCAAATCCTTGACCCCGATTTCGCCTACGGGCCGCTGCCCTATGCGCCGAAGTCCTGGGTTGAGAAGGACCCGGCGCAGCGCATCTTGCTCATGCAGTCCAGCCCGATCGTGATCCCGTCGCGTGTCAATGCGTCGTTCTACGCGACCGTTACCAGCCCGGCGGTGTCATAATGTCGGGGACCAAGGAACAGGTGGCCAAGTCCGTCACCGTGACCGTTGCGCCTGGGCGTTCCATCGTCCAGGCCGTCCCTGGTGGCGTAAAAACCATCAAGGACTACATGGGCAAGGATGCCGCCGGTAATGCCGTGATGGTCGAGCGCGTGGTGAGCAGCAAGCAGGTCACCATCCTGCCCGGTAAGACAGCCGAGGTGACCGAGGCCGAGGCCAAGCACCTGCTCTCGATCGGGCACATCTTGCCCTACGAGGCCTAATATGTCGGTGGACTGGGATAGTCTCGTGATCGGGCCGTGTCATGCGGTGTTTGGCGATCCCGTAGATTATACCCCGTCCACCGGCGCGCCGTTTTCGTTTTTCGGCGTGTTCGATGCAGAATACATCGATCAGAACGTCATAGGCGGGATGATTGATCAGATCGGGCTGCCGGGCAACATCACCGGCGCTCGGCCCGTGCTGGGCGTTCAGCTGTCAGCATTCCCCGCTGGCGTGGTGCCGCGGCAGGGCGACACATTCATCATCACCGGCGGCCAGCATATCGGCGAGCAGTACAAGGTGATGGAGGTGCGACCGGACGGGCGTGGCGAGGCCAAGCTTTTGCTGAACAAGGCGCCATGACTCTCTATCGCTCGCAGATAGTCGCCACGGTTGTTTCAACGCTGATCGCTGCGGCCACGGCCGCCGGCAGCAACGTGTTTGCCGATCGCGACTGGCCTCTGACAGCCCCAGAACTTCCGGTCATTCGCGTGCGCACGCCGAGCCAGCGCAAGGAGGGGCTGACCGCTGCCATCCCGCAGTTCAACACCACCGCGACGATCAACATCATGGCCACTGTGTCAGGATCGTCGTCGGCAAGCGTGGTGGCGCAGTTGGAAGCGTTCGAAGATCAGATTGAGCAAGCCATCCTTTCAGCCGGATCGCCGGTGCAGTTAATGGTGCAGAAATTCGTCTCCGTTGACACGGAAACGCGCACCACATCCGAGGGGGCAAATCCGATCGGTGACGTGTTGCTCTCGATCGCTTGCGAGTTCTACGAAGAATTCGGGCCGCTTGCTTCACTCGGCACGCCGATAACGGAAATCGGTTTCGAAATCAGCCAACCAGGCACGGACGCGCCTGTCATTTTGGCCGGCGTCAACATTCAGTCGCCGTGCTCGCCTATCACGACGCAGCCATAACGGAGACGATATGTTTGTTAAACCCAAGGCCGGCTTTGTCGTCCGCGATCCGGTGACGAAGATTGCGCTGCCTGCAAGCGGCGCCGAAGTTTCAGACTTCGATATGTACTGGCAGCGTCGGCTGCGGGATGGCGACATCGAAAAAGCCACCCCGACGGCGGATGCCGAGGCTGCCCAGGCCGCTGCGCCGACTGCAGCGCCGCCCGTGACCCTAGCCGAAGCGAAAGCGCAGGCGACCGCCTAACCTGAACACCTGATGCGAGCGTCGTGACGACGCCCGATCCCTTAGATGGAGGCTCATTGATGAGCGGCACGAATATCGACTTTGCGGTTTATCCCGCTACGAACCGCGTTCCCGGCGTCTTTGCCGAGCTCAACAATTGCAGGCGAACACCGCCCAGGCGAACCAGCGTGCGCTGATCATCGGGCAAATGCTGGCCGGCGGCACCGCGACCCCCAATGTCCCGACCATTTCCGGCGGCGTGGGTGATGCGCAGGGCAAGTATGGCCTGGCGTCCATGGCAGCGCAGATGGTGCAGTTCTACCGTCTGTCGGACACGTTCGGCGAGTTGTGGGTGCTGCCGGTTTCGGACCCGACCGATGTAGCCGCCTCGGGCGAGATTACGCCCACGGGGCCGGCGACGGGCGCCGGCACCATTTTCCTCTACATCGGCGCCAGCCCGATCAATCCCCGCATCACGGTGCCCGTCACGGTCGGCATGACCGCTGTCCAGCTTGGCGCGGCCATTGCGGCGGCCATCAATGCCGTGCCGACCGCGCCAGTGACGGCCTCGGCCAGCGGCACCACCGGCGTCGTGACCGTGACGTCCGTCCATAAAGGGCTGGTCGGCAACGACATCGCCATGTACCTGAATTATCTCGGCACGGCCGGCGGCGAAGTACTGCCCGCCGGTGTCGGTATCAGTTTCACCGGCACGGATGCCGGCGAGGGCACGCTTCTCACGGGCGGCACGGTCAATCCGGTGATCACGACGGGCCTGGCCAACATCGCTGGCGACCAGACGTTCGATTTCATCGTCTGTCCGTTTACCGACGCCACGTCCTTGAATGCCATCCAGGCCTTCCTCAACGATACGGCTGGGCGCTGGTCCTGGCAGCAGGAACTTTTCGGTGGCGCGTGGTGCTTCATGCGCGGCTCGCTTTCGGCGCTCGCCACCTTCGGCGTCACGCGCAACGATCAGCACACGCAAATTCCCGGCCTGTATGACGTGCCGACGCCGGATTATTTGTGCGCGACCGACGTTGCCGCGAATTCGGCAGTGAGCATCCGTGCGAACCCGGCGGTGCCACTGCAGGAACTCGCGCTGAATATCTACCCGCCGCCGCTGGCCAGCCGCTTCACCATGGGCGAGCGCAACACGCTGCTTTATGACGGCATTTCGACGCTGTACGTGGATGACGCGGGCGTTGTGCGCATTGAGCGTATGGTGACCACGTATCAGCAGAATGCGGCCGGCGCGCCGGATAATTCCTATCTCGACACGGAAACGCTCTACACGCTGCAATATCTGATCCGTGACCTGCGGACGTTCATCAAGTCGAATTATCCCCGCAAAATCCTGGTGGCGGATGGCACGCCCATTCCCTTCGGCTCGGCCATGGTGACGGCGCAGACGATTAAGGCGGCCGTCGTCGCCCGCTACAAGACCTATTGCACGGCGGGGCTGGCGCAGAACTTCTCGCAGTTCGCCGCACAGGCCTTGGCGCAGAATGCCAGCAATGGGCTGGTGAAGCTAATGCTGCCGATCCAGGTTGCGAACCAGCTGCGCCAGACGGCGATGCTCATTCAGTTCACGAAGCCTTAACCGCGGCTTCGATTTTCCCCGCGCCGTGAGGCGCCATGTCCCTTAGATGGAGCATTTTAGATGAGTGGCAGCACTTCCAACCGCCGGGCAGGTATAGCCACCCTGTCGATCGACGGAAACGCCTATGACGTGGTTTCGGACGCGGCATATTGCGTGAACACGGTCGAGCGCGAAACCCTCAAGGGGCAGAGCGGCGTGCAGGGTTACAGCGAGATGCCGGCCGCGCCCTACATCGGCGCAACCATCCGCGATGCTGGCAACCTGACCGTCGCATCCTTCAACGCGATGACCAGTTCGTCCCTGGTGCTCACCCTGGCCAACGGAAAGGTGGTCTATGGTGACTCCATGTGGTGCACGCAGAGCGAGGAAGTGAAAACCCAGGAGGGCACCTTCTCGATCAAATTTGAAGGCTACAGCGTACAGGAGACCACCACATGAGCGAGACCGCCGCACCGCGCGAGCGCACCAAGACGATTGAGCTTCCCGAAGCGATTTCCGACGCGAAAGGTTCCTGGTCACATCTCGAACTTCGCGTCCCCAAGATCGGCGAGGTGAAGCGCGCGCAGACCCATTTGCGCGGGACGGCCGACAGCATGACGCAAATGATGATCGTCCTGGTGTCGATCGTCACCGGCATTCCGGAACCGCTGATCGCCAAAATCGATTACGATATCGTGATGGAGGCGAGTGACTTCCTGATGGGTTTTATGCCGACGCCCCCGAAAACCTCGGAGACATAACGGGGCAACTCGTTAAGTTTTGGGGCTGGTCAAAGGCTGATGTTGAGGACCTGACCCCGGACGAAATCTACGAGTGGACCGATCGGGCCAATCGGATGATCGCAAAGGCAAAGAAAAATGCCCGGCAATAGGATTGCCATAACCGTCGAGGCGATCGACGGAGCGAGTGCGCGGCTTGAGGCGATCAATAAGCGCATCGCCGCGATGACCGCGCCTATTGCCAAGCTGCAGAAATCGTTCGGCCGATTTGCGGATGCATCGGGCGTGACGAAGCTTTCGAAGGGCTTTGCCGAACTGTCGCGCGGCTCGCTCGATGCGTTCCGCAATATCTCGCGTGTCGTGGCTCCGCTCGGCGCCATCACCAGCGCGGCATCCGTCGCCGGCATGGTCAAACTTACCACGGCATGGGCTGACTTTGGCAGCCAGCTTGGCTTTACTGCTCGCAACCTCGGCATGTCAGCGTCCGCCCTGCAGACATTCCAGGGTGCGGCAACGCTCGCCGGTTCGTCATCATCGGCCCTTAATTCCGGCCTGCAGACGCTCGGCCAAAATATGTGGAATGCGGTCGGAGGCCGGGCACCGGAAGTCACCGCAGCCTTCCGCTATCTGCACCTCTCTTTTCAGAATGCGGACGGCAGCGCGCGCAGCCTCGGCACGATGATGCCGCTGATCGCGGACAAGATCAAAGCCATCCAGAATCCGTTCGCGCAGGCGGCCGTGGCCACGGCGCTATTCGGGGGCGCCGCGCAGGACTTGCTGCCCTTCCTGCGCCTGGGTTCCGCCGGCATGGCGGAATATGAGGCCAAGGCGCAGCGCTACGGCGTCATGAACGCCGCCGGCGTCACCGCGGCCAACAACATGAGGATGGCCCAGGCCGGGCTGACGCTGGCCGTGCAGGGCCTCGGTAACGCGATCGCCGAGCGCTTGGCGCCGGTGCTCGATCCGATGATCAACCAGTTGGCGGACTGGATCGCGGCGAACCGCGGCTGGATCGCGACCGACATCACAAAATATGTCGTCAAATTCTCCAACTGGCTGATGGTGGTCGGGCCGCAGGTCCAGACCGTTGTTGACCGGCTTGGCGGCTGGGAAGATGCGGCCCGCGACCTGGCCGTGTTCATGGGCGTGTCCTGGCTGGCGAAGATGATGGCGCCGATCATCACCGTCACGGCCGCGTTGACGCGCGTCATCGCACTGATGGCCACGGCATCGGCGCCGATCGCTTATCCGGCCGCGCTTTTGGCGGGCGGTGCGGCGGCGCTGGCGGGTAGCTATTACGATTTTACTCACCCCGCGCAGTTCAAAAATATGTACCTGCAGCGTGACGCGCGGATCGCCGCGGCGGGTAAGGCGCAGCTTCCCAAGGACGTCGAGGCCTATTTGACCGCCGCAGCCGTCAAAAATGGCCTTGATCCGAAATACTTGATCGCGCTGGCGCGGCAGGAGGCGGGCGGCTACGATAATGTGTCGTCCGCCGGCGCGATCGGCCCGATGCAGCTTCTGCCCGGCACCGCGTCCGACATGGGCGTCCAAAACATTCATGACTGGCGCCAGAACATCGACGGTGGGACAAAATATTTCGCTCAGCTGCTCGCGCGCTTCCACGGCAATTATGATGCCGCCGCGGCGGCCTACAATGCTGGGGCCGCCGGCGCTGGCGTGGGGTATTTCGCAAGCAGCGGAGACGCCAGCCAGCTTCCGAACCAGACGCAAAATTATGTCGCGTCGATCGATGCGCTTTACCCGACCTCCGGGCCGGCGGCGAACATCGGCGACGGCAGCGGGGTGGTCGCAGGCGCCGCGCCGCCGGTGCTCAAGGTCGATGTGACCCACAACAACCCGCCGCCGGGCACAACGGCCAAGGTGAGCAGCAACAGCCCGCAGGTGCAGGTGAGCTCTCTCAAGGTGGTGAAATCGATGTCCGGGGGGCCGACATGAGCGGAATTCTGAATGCCGCGAGCAACATCAGCGGCGCCGTTTCGAGCATCAGCAACGCGGCGTCGAACCTGGATGCGCTGTTCAATGGCGGATACGGCGCGCGCCAAGGCCTCGGCCTTTGGGCAGCCAGCCTGCAGCCTGCATCCTTTCGCGGCATTCCATTCGGGGTGATGCTGTCTACCGTGAAGACGGGGCGCCGCACGGCGCTCCATGAATACCCGTTCCGGGATGAAGTGTGGGTTGAGGATTTGGGCCTCGGCACGCGCACGTTCGCCTTCCGCGGCTTCCTGGTCGGCGACAACGTGTTCGCCCAACGTGATGCGATGATCGCGGCAGTGGAGACGGCCGGGCCGGGCACGATGGTGCATCCCTCCATCGGCAGCCGCAACGTATCGGTGATTGACTTTTCGGCGACCGAGCGCGGCGAGCGCGGCCGGGTGGTGGAACTCGAATTCTCGTTCATCCAGACGGCGAAGGTGCTCTATCCGACGACGGTTGCGCAGACGAAAAGCGGGGTGCTGAACGCTGTCGCGAATGTCATTGCGAAGATGCAGGCCGATTTTCAGACCTATATCGCGGCCCCCCTGGCATATGGCGCGAGCGTGGTGCAGGGTGCAGTGCAGACCGTTGCCGTGTGGCGGGCGACAGCCGCGAGCCTTGCGGGCGATGCCGGCCTGCTCGAAGGTGCCGTTGACGCGCTGGTCGGCAATTATGGCCGGTACAGTTCCGGCGCCGTCAGCACGCCAGCACCATCGACCGCGACCGTGGCCACGGTTCTCGCCGCGGCGATCACGAACAAAGCAGCCGTTTCCACCGCATCGGTGGCGCTGGGGGTGGCCACAAGCAATTTGACAGCTACGACCACCGGGGCATTCGCAACGGCCGTCTATGCCTTGTCCGAAGCGCTGCGCGCGGCTGCCGTGAACCCGGCTGACCAGGTTCGCCTGTTGACCAAACTGCAGAATTTCAGCCCGACCATAGCAGCTGCCTCGGCGCCGATCGGCGCAGCCATGGCAACAGTGCAGACCGGCGTGGCTACTCTGTGCCGGCGTGCCGCCATGGCATCCCTGGCGAACGCCTGCGCCGCCTATCAGCCCACTTCGTCCAATGATGCCCAGACCTTGCGGGCGGCCGTCGTCCCTCTGTTCGATGCGGAAATCACCATCGCCGGCGATGTGGGGCAGGATGCGACCTATCTGGCCATGCGGGCGATGCGGACAGCCGTCATTAAGGACCTGACTATCCGGGGCGCCACGCTGCCGGCGTTGATGACCGTCACGTCGTCCGAGCCGCAGCCGGCCTTGACGATGGCATATCGGCTTTACCAGGATGCTACCAGGGCCGATGACCTGATCACGCGGGCGAACCCGGTCCATCCTGCGTTCATGCCAACATCGTTTCAGGCGCTTTCGTCATGAGCGGCGCCGTTACATCGCCCGATAATGGCACCAGCAATGGCGTGCAGACCGATGGAACGCTGATCATCGCCGTGCGGCCAGGCGGCCAGCCGAACGCCGAGTGGCAGGGCTATACCGGCTGGACGCGGACCCGCGTCACCACCGGCATCGAGACATGCCCGGGCGATTTCGAGCTTGAAGCGACCGACAACACCCCGGACAATTCTGGCACGGTCGATATCCAGCCTGGATATGAATGCTTCATCCTGATCGGCGGCGTTACGGTGATGACCGGCAATGTCGATCGCGTGGCATTTGAGATCACCGGAAACTCGCATGTGGTTCGGATCGCGGGCCGCTCGAAATGCGCCGACCTGGTGGATTGCAGCGCCGAGTTTTCGACATTCCAGTTGAATAATACCGATCCGGTTTCCCTTGCCACGATGCTTTGCGCTCCGTTCGGCGTCAAGGTGATCACAATCGGCGATATCGGCAGCACGCAAATTCCGCAGTTTGATGTGATCTTGACAGAAACGCCTTTCGAAATCATCGAGCGCGTGGCGCGTTATGCGGCAATCCTGGCCTATGATGACCCGAACGGAAATCTTGTGCTCTCCCGGTCCGGCTCAACGGCCATGGCGAGCGGCTTTTCGCAGGGCGTGAATGTGCAGGAAGCCTATGCCACCTTCACCATGGACGAGAGGTATTCGACCGTCGAGGCCGTCATGCTTTCGACCGACACGCTGTTCACGCAGCCCGGCGATCCGAGCAACACAAGCGCCCTGGGGACGGACATCGTGCAGGGGGCGCTGGCGGTCGATCCCGGCGTGCCGCGCTACAGGCCGCTTATCCTGGTGGCCGACCAGGGCGACATGCAATACACCGTGGCCCAGCAGCGCTGCCAATGGGAGGTTGCCCGCCGCACTGGCCGGTCACAGCAAATTCGGGTGGTATGCGATAGCTGGTTCGACAGCACAGGGGCACTGTGGAGTAAAAACAGCCTGGCGCCGATCGACCTTCCGTCGCTCAAGGTGACGAACGCGCAATGGCTGATTGGCTCCGTCACCTTCCTGCGCGATGAAACCGGGACGCGGGCGGATGTCACACTCATGCCGCCGCCAGCGTTCCTGCCCGAGCCGATCATCCTGCAGCCCTATGCGTCCGATGTCTATCAGGCGACAGCGCAGAACGGGGGCGCCGCGGCGAGCGATGGTGCGGCTTCTGCTGCAGCAATGCAATCGTTTCAGCAGAGCTTTTTGACGGGTGGCGCGCAATGATCGAGCACATGGCACGGCGCATTGTCGCGATGCTTGGCCTAGGCCGCTCCACCACGCAGAGCGTGGAAGGATCGACCGCAACCGTCCAGCTTTCGTTTATCGGGACGCAAAATGCGGGCCCAGAGCTCCGCGACGGCGTGCCGTCGATGCAGCACTATGGTTTCGCATCGGCCACGCTGCCGGGTTGCGATTATGCGGTGATGTTCCTGGCCGGTAACCGGACCCATGGTGTTGCTGTCGCGTCGAATGATCAGCGCTATCGCCCGGCAACATTAAAGCCTGGTGAGGCCGTGATGTACGACAACGCTGGGCAGGAGGTCTATTTGAGCCAGTCCGGCATAGTGGTGAAATCGGCGACCAGCATCACATTGTCGGCCGGCGGCCATACGCTTGTGATCAACAGCACCGGCATTCTGCTCGACGGCGGTGTGTATGGCAATCATGAGCATACAAGCAACACGCCTGGCACGCCGACCAGCGCGCCCATCGCAGGAACCTGACCCATGGCGGATATCGCAATTATCTGGGACCCGATCAATAACCGCGGCGACTGGTCCACGGCCAATGGCGATTTGGTCACCGGCAGCGATCTGGAAAATTATGTCCTGATCTGCCTCTTTACCGATCGTGTCTTGCCGGAAGATGCGATCCCGCCGGATGGCACGGACGATCATCGGGGATGGCCGGGAGACACATATGCCGACTTGCCGATTGGATCGCGCCTTTGGACGCTTCGGCGGAAGTCAATTTCCAGCGTTTCCGCGCTGTTGAGCGAGGCCAAGGACATCTGCAACGAGGCGCTTGCACCGCTCTTGACCGATGGCCTAGCTGCGAATGTAGACGTGCAGACCTATTACCCATCGCCGGGCCAGCTTGGCATCACGGTGACGATCACGGAACCGGACGGAAACGTCTCGACGTTCAAGTATCAGTGGGCATGGGGAGGCGTGTTCAAATAACCGGGCCCCTGCAGCGCCGTGATGGCGCCGCGTCCCTGAGATGGAGAGGTGATGCCGTTTTCCCGGCCCACGCTTACGCAGCTGCGCGATCAAGCCATGCAGGATGTCAACGCTGCACCGATCGGCGTTGATGGCTTCTTGCGGTTTGCTGTGGTGCGCGTGCTGGCGTGGGTGCAGGCCGCCATGGCGTACCTGCATTATGGCTATCTCGACTGGATAGCGCTGATGTCCGTTCCATGGTCGGCCGAGGATGAATATGCTGCGGCGTGGGGCGCCTTTGTTGGGGTGGAGCAAAACGGCCCAGGCCTGGCATCCGGCACGCTGACATTCAGCGGCTCCGTTGGTGCGACGATCAATGCCGATACGCAATTTGCCCTGCAGTCAGGCACAACCTACGTTTCGACGTCCACAGTCTCGATCGTCGCCGGCGCGACATCGTTAAATGTGCCGGTGGTGGCCATGGTTGCCGGTAGCGCGTCGAATGCCGACGCCGGCACCAGCGTAAAGCTGTCCTCTCCCGTCGCCGGCATCGTTTCTCCCGGAGTGGTTGCCGCACCCGGCATCACGGGCGGCACCGATCAGGAGACCACAGAGAGCTTTCGAGACCGATATTTGGCCGTGTTCGCCGCGCCGCCGCAGGGTGGCGACCGCGAGGATTATATCCAATGGGCAACGGCCGTTGGCGGCGTGACACGCGCATGGGTGAACCCCAACGGCATGGGCGCCGGCACCGTCGTGATCTACACGATGTTCGACCAGACCGAAGCGTCAAATGGCGGCTTTCCGCGCGGCGCGAATGGCGTTGCGACAAACGAGACGCGCGCAACCGCTGCGACGGGTGATCAACTGGCCGTGGCAAATGCGATCTTTCCCGACCAGCCCGTGACAGCGCTGGTTTATTCCTGCGCGCCCACAAATGCACCGCAGAATTTCTCCATCTCGGGGCTGGGGGCAAATAACACCACAGCCAATCAACAGGCCATCACCGCATCGCTCGCCGAAATGTTTTTGCAGAACGCAAACGTGGGCGGCACGATCAACCCGGAGACGGGGGCGGCATGGGGGGCGCTTGATCCAAGCCTTTGGTACGCAACAATAAGCGCGGCCCTGGGCGCTTCCAATTTCGTTGTGTCGTCGCCATCCGGGCCGCTCACGCCTTCCGCCGGCCAGCTGTTCACGCTCGGCACCATCACATTCGCATCATGAAGGATGGCACATGGCCATTTGCAATTTCAATCCCGTAACGCTTAAAACGGCTCGTTCAAATGCTATCCTTTCGGCCATAGGCGCGAACGCGACGATTGCGATCTATACGGGATCGCCGCCGCTCGACCCTTCGATTAATGCGAGCGGGACGCTGCTTGCCACGCTGTCCTGCAGCACAGTTTTTGGCGTCGTCACGGCCGGCGTGAGCGGCGGAAGCAATCCGGTCCTGACCGCCAATGCTGTCGCGTCCGGCGCCGGCCTGGCGAACGGCGTGCCAGGGTATGCCCGCATACAGACGTCGGCAGGTATCGGCGTTGCTGATCTTGACTGCGGCGCGATTGGCAGTGGTGCGAGCGTCATTATCAGTCCTGACTCGATCGCGCTGGGCGCGCTTGTCCAAATCGTTTCCGCCACCATCGGCGAGGGATAATCATGGCTCTGCAATTCTTCGACGGCTTTGATGATTATCCTGGGTTCGCCAATAACAGCGCTCTTGCTGTTGAACTGTTCGCCAATAATTACAACGTAAATTTTAATTCAATAGATCTTATCGCCGGCCTTTTTGGCGGCAATGGTATCAATGTTTGGGAATATGGCAACTCCCAAAATTGGGAAATGCTGCGGATAGTTCCCACGCCTTCGACCAGTTTTATTGCCGGGGTGCGCGTCTACGTTTCTGGCGCGGGTGCCACTGGCGCCTTGACGTTTCGCGATAGCGCTGGCGGCATTATTGCGTATATAAACATAGTCTGCAACGGCTCGACATCGACGCTGACAGTGATCAATCACGCCGGAACAACCATAGCAACGGTCAGCAACGCCAAGATTGCTCAAGGACTTTGGACGTATCTGGAAGCGATTTGTACGCCAGGTGCATCTGGAAGCTTGCAGATATTTGTGGCTGGCGTTCTGATATATAATGGAACTGGTTTGAGCATCGCCGTCAATACAGGCGCGAATATTTGTTACGTTGGCATGTATCAGGCCGGACAAAACCTTGTTTATTTCGATGACCTATATGGCTGCGACACGACGGGTGCAGCGCCGTTCAACACAGTTCTGACGGCCGTCGCTGGTGTTGCCGGACCGCGTGTTTATACGGTTCAGCCGAACTCAAACAATCAGTCGGGATGGACGCCACTTTCCGGCACCAGCAATGTGGCGATGGTGGATGAAGTCCAGTTCGATGGAGACTCTTCCTATGTCTTTACCACCATTGCGGGGAGCCAAGACCTATATGGCATTCCTGCGATTGCTGGCATAACAGATATTCTTGCGGTCCAAACTTCGTGTATTGCGCGAATGGACGACTCTGGCACGCGCGAAGTCTCTATGTCCATCGAGTCTGGTGGAACGATCTATCAGGGCCAGACCATCACCATGTCTGGGGCATATCAGAAATGGGAAGATATTTACATCAACGATCCGAATACTGGATCGGCATGGTTGCCTTCGAAGTTCACGTCCAGCGGTAATATATTCATCGGGCCGAAATGCGTGGAATGACGCATGGCTAATCGCGTTTCACAAGTTGATGTGCAAGCACTTGGCGTCGGGTCGCCCAAGGTGCGCGTCAGCCTGGGCAATATTAAGGTCCTCGGTATCGGAAAGCCCAAGGCGCGGTTCAGCCTGGGCAATGTTCAATTTCTCTGGTGCCCGCCTCCATCATTTGGAGAAATGGCGGCTATCACGCCAAAGCCTGTCGCATCGGCGTCCGGTTCAGTCACCGCAATCGTACGGATAGGCGCCACAACTCCCGTCCCGATTGCCAGCGCAAGCCTATCCAGCACAAAGGCACCCGTCACCTCATCTGGCCGCAGGGCTTTGGCGCTTCTCGCAACTGACTTCCTGGGCGCCTTTCAGCGTCTCATGCCGCGCGGCCCGATCTGGCCCCGCGATATGGACACGAACCAGGCGCAAACCTTGCTGGCGTTGCAGCCGACCTACGTCCGCAGCACGAACGCCGCCAATGCGCTTTTGGTCGATGCTTTCCCGGCGACGGCCGTCAATCTCCTGCCAGAATGGGAAGAAACACTCGGCTTGCCCGATCCGTGCGCCGGGACCGATCCGCTCATATCTGACCGGCAGGCTCAGGTTGTTGCGCGCCTAACGGGGCGCGGAAAGAACCAGTCGCAGGCCTTCTACATCGGATATGCGGCATCGCTCGGATATCCGATCACGATCACGCAATTTGCGCCGTTCAAGGCCGGCAGTAAGGCTGGATCGCCCTGCTATTCGGCTGCCTGGGCTTATGCCTGGCAGATCAATGCACCGACATTCACCGTCAAGAAATTTAAGGCTGGCGATGCTGCTGGCTCGCCCCTCGCGACATGGGGAAACACCGTCCTGCAGTGCGAGATGCAAAGGCTTGCTCCCGCGCACACCGTTCTGCTTTTCAATTATTCGTAGGAGAGAGCATGTTTCAGATTGACAATAGCACTGCGACCGCCGAGCCGGCGCGCGGTGCTGTAGGGCCAAACCCCGGCGGCTTTTTCAATGGTGGTGTTCCCGGAACAACGCCGGCAACTGACGTCGATGCCGATTGGCTGAACATGGTTCAGAGCGAGCTCGCGGCCATCCTGGCTGCGGCTGGCTTGGCGCAAAATAAGACGAACGATGGTCAGGTAATCGCATCGCTTCAAGCGCTGTTCGCGGGCGTAAACGGTTCGACCGCAAAGCAATTCGGCGTTGCCAACGCCACAACGGCAAATCAGGCCGTGGCGCTCGGGCAGCTTTTTACCCCGCTCTATGCGGCCGGCAGCACTACCGGCGCATCGTTCACTGCCACGATCAGTTTCACACCCGCACAAAACGGAAAAATATTCCTTAATGGAAACGGTGCGAGTCTGGTGGGAAATCTTTCCGGTTTCGCGCTGTCTGGTTCTGGATATACCGCCCTTGCCGGGCAGGGGAATTATTCGCCATCGAGCATTGGCACAATGAATTATGTTCTGAGCGTGACTGCGGGTGTTCCGGTCACGCTGAATGTAACCGTTTCCTCATCGTCCAACGGAGTCATCGGATGTTGCGGTATCGGCATTTACCTTCCCACGGTGTAAAGATATGGAATATTTTCTCACATTCGTTAATGGCACGCCTGGCGCTGGCATCACTCCCGATGGGACCATCCCGGCTGGGGCAGTCCAATGCACGCAAGAGCAATACGAAAACTGCGGCCAGTGGACCATCAGCAACGGCGCCATTGTGGCTTATACGGCGCCGGCTCCGTCGCTTGCTCAGCAGGCGCAAACAGCCCTCGCTGCTGGTCTGGCGGTCACCAGCACGGCGACCGCAGCGCTCAACGGAACCTATGCTGTCGATGCGACTGCACAAAACCATGTGATGGCGGAGGTCACCGCCATCATGCTCAACGGCACATTTGCCGATGGCGCTGACACCGTGGCATGGCTCGATATATCGGGTGCTTCGCACACCTTCACCGTTGCGCAGTTCAAAACGCTGGCGTCGGCGATATCTGCATATGTCGCGAACCTGACTAAGTGCATGCTGGGCCAGCTGGCGGCGCTGCCCGCTGCGACAGCGACGATCGCGTGACCGAGGCTCTGAATTACCTCGTCCAGATCGGTGTCGCATTTGACATGATGTTGAATGCGATTCTGGGCGGCGAGGCTGGGCAGACGCTATCATATCGCGCCGCGGTCGATGCCGAGGCGCGCAAGCCGTTCTGGTGCCTGTTCTGTCACTTCCTATCCTGGTGGGTGCAGCGCGATCATTGCGCTGACCAGTTGACCGGCATCGGGATGGATGACTGGCAATATCTGCGCGCCTTCGTCGGGCTTTTGATCCTGGCGGCGTTGATCGCATTGGCCCTGCACCTCGCGTGGATTGTAGCAATTCTGGCGTTGCACCACGCCATCGGCGGCCATTAATCCCGGATCATACTCGTTATGATTTTCCAGAGGAAAAAATGACCGACGAAAACGCCAATACCCAAACGACCTCGGCCGCCGCGCCG